TACTTTTTTCTGTTTCATTTTTAGTTATTTCAGACTTTAAATCTGATATTTCTTTTTCTAAATCTAAAACTTGATTTTCTAATTCTTCTACATCTTCTACATTAGAAAGATTTACATTTTGTAAAACCCCCAATCTAGCTGCTTCTTTTACTATAGCTAAAAATTGTCCTTCTGTTAGAACATTAACTGCTGCACTATCATCAGGTACATCGTCATCTGGATCGAAATTCTTTAATGCCTCATGCCATGTATCTAAAATTCTCCACGTTTGTGTGGTTTCATCTTTCACAGCTACATACTGAATTTCTCTATCTCTAAGCAAATTTCCTATTGCCATACTAATCTCCTATCTTTATTATACTAAACTTATTAACTTTTTATGCAACGTGACAAAGACTCCAACCACATGATTTACAAGTTTCACAACCAGATTCTTCTACTATATTAGGAGAATCACAACATACGATAGGTTCTTCTTTCTTGTCCGTTCCTTTAACTAATACTTCTTTTTCTCTACTACCAGCCCTATAAACAGTTATACCTTTACAACCTGTCTCCCATGCTAATAGATAAGCTTCTTGAACATCTTCTCTAGTAGCTTCATTAGGAAAATTAATTGTCTTTGATATACCTGAATCAACAGATTTTTGAAAGGCTGACTGCATTAACACATGAGCTTCAGGTGAAATTTCAGGGGAAGTGATATATACTTCTTTTACCCATTGTGGAACTTCGTCTCTATCTTGTAAAGAATTTCCCTTTGATAAATATTCCATTAAATCTTCGGAATAAAATCCATGTTCTTTTGCATCTTCTTCAAAATATTTGTTAGAATAATATAAAGTTTTACCTTCTAATATATTAGCTTTCTTCCAAACTAATGCAAAAGTAGGTTCTATTCCACTAGAACATCCTGCAATCATAGAAATAGTTCCTGTAGGAGCTACTGTCATTCTACAAGCATTTCTATATTCGTCTTTGTCTTCCCCTGAAGGATATACTCCTCTAAGGTTAGCCAAATGTCTTGAATAAATATCAGCTTCTTCTCTAATGAATTGCATTAGAGATTCTCCAACTTCTCTAGCTAATTTTGTATCATAAGGAATTCGTAATTGAATTAATAGATCAGCAAATCCCATGACACCTAAACCGATTTTTCGAGTAGCCTTTGTCATTTCTTCTATATCTTTAGTAGCATATTTATTTGCGTCAATTACATTATCTAAAAAATGAGTAGCTGAAGCAGTAACTCTTTTCAAATTATCCCAATCTATTTTATTTTGCCAATTACCTTCAGTATCTATATAAAATTTAGCTAAGTTTATTGAACCTAAATTACAACTTTCGTTACTTAAAAGTGGTTGTTCTCCACAAGGATTCGTTGCAATCATTTCACCATGAGTATCTATAATAACATTATCTTTATTGACTCGATCTAAGAAAATCATACCGGGTTCTCCATTTCTCCAAGCTCCATCAACTATTTTACTGAATATCTCTCTTGCATCTATCCATTTAGTAATTTGTTTAGTGTTTGGATTAACTAATGGATAACTAGTATTATTTTTTACAGCTTCCATAAACTTGGTATCTACACCAACAGAAATATTAAAATTATGTATATCGCCTTCTACAGCCTTACAAGAAATAAACTCTTCAATATCAGGGTGTGATATAGCCATTATTGCCATATTTGCCCCATCTCTTTTACCTCCTTGAGTTATCATAGAAGATACTTGAGATAAGGTTCTTAAAACAGCTATAGGCCCACAAGCAATTCCATGAGTAGTTTTTATTCTATCTCCTTTTGGTCTTAACTTTGAAAGAGCAAATCCTGTACCACCACCATATTTTTGAACCATAGCTATATCATGAGCTGTTTTCATTATATCTTCCATAGAATCTTCTAATGGAAGTACAAAACAAGCTGATAATGTACCTTGCTCTGTTCCTGCATTCATTAATGTAGGTGAGTTAGGAATGAATTCTAAATTTGATAGCATAGAATAAAAATCTTTTTCTAATAAAGTTGCTTCTACAGGTAATATTTTATACCCCTTTTCTATAGAAGATATAGCTTTTGCCACTCTTCTGAATAATTTAAAATTATTTTCAATAACTTCTCCATCAATATCTTTTAAATAATACCTGTGGTTTAATACTACTTCAGCCTGTTCAGTTAATTCAGATTCAGACTCTTCAATTGTTTCTGTTTGTTCATTAAGAGATGTTGTTATATTATCCATTTTTACTCCTTATCCTCTGTAACTGCAATATAAACATAATTTATTTTCTTGAACCCAAAATTCTGGTCTACAGACTGACTCCTTACAATTAGGATTTAATGGTTCAATATCTCCATTTAGAACGTCTTTGTTGTCCCCTTCAAATTTTAATTTTTCAAGTATAGCGTGTTCTTTTTGTTTGGGAGATTCATCAGGCGATACAGCATCTCTCCAATCTTCAAGCCCTCCCAAAGTTTCGTATTTGTATTCTCCTGTTTCATGTATAGCTTGTAAAGCCATAGCTATTGAAAAGAAAGCATCTCCATGACCCAATGGGGTTTCAGGAGCTTTTAACTCATTATTAACTGAGATTATTTGCTGCTTCTGTCTCTCATCTTTTATTAACCTTAAGTTTCCTGATACTATAAATTTTTCAAAGATTTGAGCCATTGTATTTTTAGACTTTCTAGTAAACGACATAGCTCTCCAAATTCTACTCAATCCTCTATCTTCTAACTCTCCTCTAGTATTATCTACATAACCATTTTCAAGTTTATAATTGTCTGCAACTTCATTCAAATAATCTATTTGATCTGTGTAATTCCAACCATCTAAAAAGGAGGAATGAATTTGCTTTATGTTATCCCCTATTCTGCTAAATAAAACTAAATGAGAGGGATGTCTCTTCTTACCGACATCAAACCCTCCAAATATCTGCTCGTCTATAGACTTGTCGTATTTCTTATTATACGATAAATTCACTAATTTTTCGTCTTCACAAGCAGTAATTTGGTCTTCTTCAAAATAAGATTCAGTAGAAAAGTGTGGTTGTAATAAAAACTCTGAAGCAAAGGATTTGGGTCTTGCTTTTTGTTGTTCTAATAACCAATCTTCATTATATAATTCAGGCATTAAGACCCTTCTTTTTGGAGTGGGGTCTAAAGCAGGTAATACTCTAGATTCAAATCTTTCATCATCTTGTAGTTTGCTTAATAAATCTCCGGGCATCATTGGAGTTCCTAACACAATAACAGGGACTCCCTTTAATGGGATGAAAAGAGATTCAGTCATAAAATGCTCTTCTACTTTAGTTATTTGCCCCATGTTTAAAGGATTTTCAGGGTCTCTTAATACGTCATCAGCTATCAAAGCTCCATTAACATGCATACCCCTTTTAAATGAAAATAATCCTCCATGCATAATTTCCATAGGATTTTTATCTATATAATATCTAAAGGAAAAATCTGCTTTCGGTGATCTATTGACCATCCATTGTTTTAATATAGGGTTTCTTTGAACTGATTTATTTATTTCTGATAAATGGTATCTAGCCATTCCATCGCTATAAGATAAATATAAAACAGAAGCATCTCTTTTAGCTTTTAATAATCTCCACACACTAAAAGCATGCCCTAAAATAGTAGATTTAAAATGGAATCTTGGGAGTACTGCTACATAATTTTTTTGTTCTTCTAAACATCTTTCTATATCGTCAGCTAATACTCCTATATGCCAAGCATCAAAATATTCTGGATGATCAAAACTTTGTGCCCAAACATCTCTTAAAAAGGAATGAAAATCTCCTATATATCTTCTTCCATCTGTAGAAATTAATCCATCTGCTAGTCTATCAAAAGCATCTGTATAAGTAGTTAGTTCTTCATTTATCTTTTTATTTTTTTGCATTTTCATTCTCCTGTATAATACCTTTTAATCTTAAACTAATTTTACCTAATAAGTCTTTATCTTCTATTTCTTCTACTAAAACACCTAAAATTTCTTGTACAAAATTAATATTAATCATTCCTTCCATGACTTTTCTTTGTCCTTGTATCCCCATATCTAAAACTTTAGCTGCTCCTTCTCCTGAATTAAATTCTAATCCTTCCATTTCTGAGGCAGCTTTTTGCCTCATTTTTTCGTACTCATCTAAATGCTCTGTTTGCAATCTAGCTATTCTTTGCCCTTCAGATTCTATAATGTTTTCTTTAGTTTTTATTCTAACTTCAGTTTTATCTTCATGCCATCTATGAGCTTTGGGCCAAGAATAAATTGTTGATCTTACGAATTTTTCTTTTGGATATTTTTTAACTAATTCTTCATATACTTCATTTATAGGTAGTCCTTGCATATACAATTGATAAGCTGTTGATTTTATTTTTTGAGGTAATACTTTTGGCATCTATAATTTCCTTTAATAATCCATATCATAATTTAAGTGTTCTTCTGGGTGTACAGCTTGAGAGTTCAAACTTCCACCATAAGGGGACCCATCTGGTTGTAACATTTTTGCGAAGTCTATATGACCTGTTTTACCATTTTTAGCTGGTACAAAACAGATTGGAAATTCTTGTTTAGCTCCTCCTGTTGTAATTCTTCTTTGAAATCTAATGGCTATCTCATTCGGTCTTCCACAAATTCCAACCCAAGATTCATCTTTGCTTCCTAAAGGTTTGTAATATTTATTATTTAAAACACTTCCTACAGTTCTTTTTAATCCTTCAGGTCTTGAATTCCAAAAACAATCGTTGAAATCACACCAAACTAATTTTCCATATCGTTTAAATAAATCTTCTTGTGTAACCCCTTCAGGTAAACTATCCTTTGGTAACTCTTCTTTTTTTGTCTTCTTGCTTTTCTTGTCCATTAATTTTCTCCAACTCGAACTTTCTTTTTATCCATAATGCTATACAGGCTGCATCTGCAAAATCCTGTTCTTCAAAAGTCTCTCCCCAATGTTTTTCAGCGAAAGCTTTTATTTCTAATTTAGAGGCATTTCCTTTGCCTATAATATCTTTTTTCCATTTTGTATTGTCTATCGGTCTGCAATTAATTCCATACTTATAACAGAGATATTTCACACATCCTACTACCGAAGCTAAAGATATAGTAGACTTAGGATTTTGGATAAATATAGCTGCCTCTACAGCTGCCTGTGCCTCTATATTTATTGTACTTAAATAAGCATCAAAGTCTGACACAAAGTTAATAAATCTCTCTTCAAACTCCTTAGACTTATGTTCCCATTTTATTTTCTTTAATATTGATCCCCCATTTCCTAACCATACAGAATGTATAGCTTTGCTTGAACAATCAATTCCTATAAAATTTTTCATTCTTGATTAGTATTGGGTCTATCTAACATTACAGATTCTAAAGCTTCTAAACAAATTTGTGCTTCTGAAATAATGTCTAGCATTAAATCAGCATCTTCTTTGTAAGCAGCGTATTTCATACCACTTACAGTTTTAGATAAATCATCTATTAATTCTATAACTGTGTAGTCATCCCATTCATGTATAAATTCAGAAACATCCATTATCTATTATACTCCTTTTTATCATGAGTTCTTAATGTAATAACCCTAGATATTGCATTATACAAAGAAGAATATGATTTTAACTCTCCTTCTACTAATATTTGTCTAGCTTTACCTTCTCGTAATTGTTCTTTTAATTCTACTAGATGTGATGATACTGAAAGGACTGCTCCTTTTATCTCATCTCTAGTAAGTTTTTTCAGACCTTCTCTTTCTCTTTTTTCTACTATTTCATAAGATGTAGTAGCAAATGAATCATTAAACATATCTTCTACTAAAGCTGTTTTAGATTCTATATCTGATAATTCAGACTCTAGAAAAGCTTTACCTGCTCCATAATGATATAAAGTTGTTTCCAACTCTTCATCATTTAGCTCTACTAATTTAGTTATTTGAAGTTTTGGTCTTTCTTCCCCTTCTTCTGATTTAAAAACTTCCTCAAAAGATAGTCTTGGTATAGGTAAACCATCTACATATTTAGATATTTTTCCTAATGTTTTTACAGGTGACATTTATTCCTCCTTATTTTACTAATTTGCATTGGCAATAAGATTCTCCTGTACATTTTTCAGGTATTCTTGTCATGCTCATTATTTTAAATAATCTTTCTAATATATTATCCCACATTTTTGGGTCTTTATCAACTTTAAAAGCTTTCAATTTTTGATCATTTTTATTTTCATATAAAACAATTCCATGATCATAAGCTGCTAAATTCAGATAGATTTGTATTTGAATCATATGATCTTCTTTCGGAGCAACTTTTAATAAATCAAAATTTCTAGTGTTAATAGATTTTAATTCTACTATAACTTCATGATATTCTGGATGAGTTATAATAAAGTCTAATCTTCCTGATATGTTTGGAGTTTCTAATTTAAGTGGAACTTCTCTTTTTCTGACTATTCCAAGCTTCTCAAAATATTTATTTATTCTATACTCTAAATAATTTCCATTATCAAATATTCTTTGTAAATTTCCTGTTATTGATTGAGCTGGTAATATCCCATTATAAGATAAATAAACATATCTATCACAAGCATTAGATATCATTGATGGGTAAAACACTCCTTTTTTACCAAAAACTTTATCCGAAGATAATAAATTATCCATTGACTTTAAAAGCCACCTATCTTGATTAGATAATCTTGGTCTTTTAGCTCCTATTTGTCTAATTCCTGACATGATCTTCCTCCTCTATCTCATTTAAAATTTGTTCTATTAAGGGTATTATTTTAATTTTACTCGTTTCCGAGATGTGAAATACTTTTCTTATTTCTTTTCCATAGTTATTTAGTAAATTAGCATCTCTTTTCGCATCTGCTTTCTTCAAATGCCCAAACATTCCATCTGCTTCAATTAC